GCACTAAAACCTCGTCTTTAGTATAATATCTTTGGTGAGCTTGAACCCTTTTATGCAACTTTGGATTTGTCATTTAATTTCCTTTCTTCTTCGTGTGGGCAAACACCACCATTTCTATGCCTACCACTATTGCAGTTATAACAAAGAACTCTTAATGTTGGTGGGTAATTATTCTTAATAGCCCAAAGATAAGTGCCACCACCAATCCTTGCACCATTACCACCCTTTTTTCTATGTTTATAACCATCATTATTGATATGGTCTAATGTTAAAAATGGTAATCTTGTTTCTCCACAACACGAACATATAGCACCACCATATTTTTCATATACTTTTAGGCGTGCATTTTCTCTCCACGTACGAGCAGTTTTAAGCGACTTATCTTTATTCCTCCAATAGTGGTTTCTTTGCAGTTTGAGTATTTTTTCCCTATTTAACACTTTATATTTCTTAGCATACTCTATCTCTTTTTTAGCACAAGTTAAACACCGAGTTCTATTTTTTCTTTCTGGTTCTCTTAACTTACCACAACATCGGCATCTACCAGTAGCGACAAGTCTTTTTTGTCTTTTATAAACAGACTGGCGCGCTTTTACCTTTTTATGCTTTTTGGGATTTGTCATCTAAATTATCCTTTACTTTTTTAATCTCAACTGCTTTCGGATATTCGCTATTAATAGCTATGGTAAGAAGCTCTTTAATAGTAGTGCCTAAAACTTCTTTAACGAATACTTGCTTTCGGATAATCTCTGCGTCTATTAATGTAGTTGCATAGTCTTTTCTCTGTAACATATTATCTTTTCTATCCATTTTATTCACCTCCTTACTTGTCTATATTATACCACTCTTATTTTGTTTGTCAAACAGTTTACAGGTAAAATATGTGTGCCTCTGTAACTACTATCCCATCTACTGCATACTTCTCTAAGAAATTAACTGCCTCCCAGTAGCTTCCAAAGTCATTTCTGTTATGGTCTTTTAATTCGCCTTCTTCTACATATTTAATTCTGACATATAGTTTCATTTTGTTTCTCCTTCCATTAGTTCAGGGTTCTCGTATATGTTTCCGATTACTTCAAATGTTTCTGATGGTTGTGTGCAAATTGGATAAAAAGCACCACCATTATATTCTACAGTATCTTCCAATTCAGTATTATCATCGTCCATATCATATTTAACTATATCCCCCTCATATATCTCTACTCCGTTTTTATCTTTTAGCCCTGTGTATTGCATAAGCTGAACATCTCTATCATCACCCCAAAATTCACTTTTATTAACTTGATATTCATTTCCTAGTCTGTCTATTATAAAATTATCTACAAATTGTTTTTCTTTTTTACTCCAAGCTCTAAACTTTATCTCTCGCACTCTAGCACCTCCTTTTTTAGTTGGTAGTATTTTCTTCTTATATAATTTGGTTCAAGGTCTAAATGGTTAGACCAAATATAATACTCCAGTCTTGTTTCTCCTTTCTTTTGGTTTTCAAAGAAGTCAACAGCACTTTTCCCTGCCGCAATTTCTTCGTCTATTTTACACTTACGAGAGCAGAACCTTGCCTGACTTAGAAAGTCCTCTCTTTTAAGTTCCTTGAGTTCCTTTTCATATATTGGTAATGCCTTCACATCATCAAAGGCTTGTTTAAGCCCCTGACACATTAAATCTTTACACAGCATAAACTCCTCTGTGTTATCTCTGTATTTTCTGCGTTCCATAATCTCTCCTCTCGTATATTTCGCGGAATACCTTATCGGTTAAAATGATTAGGTCTATGATAGGACTTCTTCCTCCACTCTTTAATACTCTTTACTTGCTTGTTTAATTGTATTAGTAGGTATTTAACTTTCATCTTCGTATATCTTTTTTAGCTTCTCGTAGTAACTTTTAAGCATTTTAATTGCTTCAGGTAATGTTTCACAAAGATTTACTACCCTAATGCACGATTTAATCGTATCTAAAGTATTATCTTGTAATATACTTCTGATTTTCATAACTCCTCCTCTGCCTTTGCTTTTAAGTGCAATTTTTGATGGTGTTTTTTACATAACCATATTACATCTAATGGCTTTGAGTAGTCTTTATGGTGTCCTTCAACTTTTTTTGCCCCACATACCTCGCAAGGTTCTTTAATTACTTTGCCACTTTTAATTCTTTTATTTAATACCCATCTTGCAAGATGTTTATATCGTTGCTTTAAGTCATTATAATACTTTTTCTGTTGCTCTGTTCTGCGTTTTTTTACTTCTGGTCTGCTAAAATATTCTTTAAAATATCCTTCCTTAGTTAATTTTTCAGCTACTTTATTGTTATATTCCCTCCTCTTAGGAGTTTTATTATACTCCTTCATTTGTTCTCGTTTACAATCTTTACAAATAGATTGTAGCCCATCTCTTTTGTGCTTATAAAATTCTGTTTCTTTCTTTTTCTTCCTGCAACTTCCACATATCTTCATAGTTATCTCCCTTCTGCCTTTTATTATAGCATAAAGCAGAAGTTTGTCAAGGTTATTCTATTGCTTTTTTTATGGCTTGTTCTAAATCTTCTATTATTGTTCGCTCTAGCATATTTGGCTCAATAAGTTTCTTTAGTCTTGCTATGTTTTTCTTACACGCCTCAACCAACCCATCATAATTATTAACACAATGGACTATCCTTTTGGCGTTGGCTTTATTATTTGTAAAGATTGTATTGTTATTCTCATCTACTATATCCCAACCATCACCAATCGTAGTATCTGGTATATCTATTACTACCCACTTCCCTTTTGTATAACTCATAACTCCTCCTTTCCATTATCATCAGGATGACGTAGTTCGTCATATGGTTCAGGTGTTTCAAAATCCCCTCCATCAATACAATCTACACAATATCCTAATTCTTGCTCTTCGTCTGTTATTAACTCCGTATCAGGACAATTCTTACAATATGCTTTTCTGCTCATTTTTTTGACCTCCTTATCTTGTGCTATTTTATAGACAAACTGTGTTCTGGCCTTGCAATCAACACAAATCATAGTGTCAGAAGGCCACACACCAGGTATTACTCCGTTATTATGGCCACAAGGAAGCCTATATTTGCCTTCCATACCTACTTTTAAATCTTTAACAAAAATACTCTTATTTGTTAGATGGTATTATATTGCTATTATATTCTAATAAATAACTATGCCTTTTTAATTGCTTCTCTGCTAGTTCCGATGTACTGTAATGTGCACAACCTCTAAAATTTCCGTCTTTGTCTTCGTACTCTAATCTATAAGCCTTTACTCTCATAACTCCTCCTATCGTTTAACTGCGTGTAGTTTATTAAAACAATCTAAACAATAATTATTATCCTTGCTTATTCTCTTAGGTGTTTTATTATCCGTCAATAAATCACTCAATGATAAACTTATTATTTCCTTGCACTCCTTACATCGTTTCATATTTTTACTCCTTTGTTTAGGCGTGTTTATTATCTCATTTCTCAAGGTTCTTGTCAAGCATTTTCTTTTATTTATTTTACTTTATTTTCTACTATAAATATACGCTATGAATAGGTAGAAGTCAAGGGGGTCAAAGTAAATAGTTTAAAATAGTTTTACGGTCAAGTATGCTCAAAACAGGGTATACTATTGTATGCCTTGATTGATTATCGTTGATTACAGGGCATCCTCAAGCGATTTATGGGGCGTAACGTTTAAATATGGTGCGTATATTCGGCGGGATACCTGATTATTTATCGTAAACCCTTATAATTAAGCATATTAATGTCCTTTATATAGGAAGAGGTAGCAGGTCGGTCACTTGACAAACAGACTATACAAAGGATATATTCGGCGGGATACCTAAAGGCTTATGACTACAAAGAAGAGTATCAAATACAATAGAATGATAAAGAACATACCAACAAGCTCAACGTTAGCAGAGGCAGGACGTAAAGCAGGGTATGCAGAGAGTACTTGCAAGAGTAATATATATAGTATGGAGGACAAGATACGACAAGACTTAGCATTGCTAGGGTATAGTAAGGAGAGTATACAGGCTGAGTTTGAGCGTATTAGTGCTGTATGTGAGGCTAAGGGTGACTACTCCAACAGTCTACGAGGCATAGAGAACCTAGCTAAGATACAAGGCCTGTACCAGGACAAGGGCAACGTCAACACAGCTATCTTCAATCTATCTAATGAAGACAGCGATAAACTAAGAGCTAAGCTCAATGATAGCAATATAGAGGCTAAGTAGACACCGTTAGGCGTCTGGCTAACACGGTATTAAGGTATATTTGCGTGGATACTAAGACATTTAATGACATATTAAGGGCTAAGATACGCAAGATGACACGTGATACAGGCCTGTATGTAGTGCTACGTGATGAGCTTACTGCACTCGGCTATTGGCACAAGCTACCACGTGGTAACCCTAAGCTTGGGTATGAGGGTATGTGTGCGGTAAAAGGCAAGGTAAATAAACCTATATAGAGGGTCGACCACCCCCAGACCCCCCCCTTAGCATGGGTATAAAGCCTCACAGGTAACTACGTACCAAAATGAAACTTTTAACATATTATTTAAGAAGTCTATCTCATAATATAAGCTACGCACAATTTTGAAACTTTAAATAAGGTCTTTAATAAGTATGAGTTCTAAGTCACGTAGTAACTATGCTATACCTTATTGTATATTACATCTAAATTGTAAAGGGTATCCCCACAAATGCAGCAAATGTATACACTACTCAGAATATAAGAGCAAAAGCTCGAATAGGAGTAAGAGTGCAACTAACGGAAAAAGAGATAATAGCACTAAAGAATCTGTTTGAGACAGACTTTGGGGCTTTCATAGAAGAGTTTTTAAGTTCCTTCCTAACTTGTAGCGTCCCAGACTTTCATCGGGAAATCTACAAGCTCATCCTCTCTGGGCGGTTAGTCTTAGCCGCTCCTAGAGGTTTTGCTAAAAGTACCGTATGCACAGTATTCTACCCTATATGGCTTGCAGTATTTGGAAAGAAGAAGGATATCATCATATTTTCAGCATCTGAGGGTTTCGCAGTAGACTTCCTTCGTAAGATAAAGCGTGAGATAGAGGGCAATCCTAAGATTATAGGCTTCTTTGGTGATTTAAGGAGTGCTAAGTGGTCTGAGAGTCACATCATATTAAGTAACGGTGTCTCTATAAGGGCTAAAGGAGCTGGTTCACAGGTTAGAGGTGCAAGACCTGACTGTATTATATGCGATGACATAGAAACAGATGATTCAGTAGAGAGTGAAGACCAACGTCGTAAGTTAAAGAATTGGTTATTTAAGGCTTGTTTGAATACTTTACTCCCTGAGGGGCAGTTTGTCATAGTAGGAACAGTTATTCACCCATTAAGCGTATTAAGTGATTTGCTCGTAATGGACAATGGTTGGGAGAAACGTAAGTTCCAAGCCTATACAGATGGTATCCAGGAAGAAGGTAATGAGATATGGACTGCATTATGGACACACGAGAAGTTACAAGTCAGAAAACGGGAAATAGGGTCAACACGGTTCTCTGCTGAGTACCTAAATAACCCCCTGTTTGATGAATCAGCCCCCATTAAGGAAGAAAGTATCCGATACTGGAAAACCCTTCCAGAACAATACTCCTCAGTTATCGCAGTCGACCCTGCTTACTCAGACGACAATACAGCCGATTACAAAGTGGCGGTACTGGTTATGTGTGATACATCGTCAAATAGGTATCTTGCTCACTACATCAGAACCCGTATGCCACTTGGAGAGTTCCAGGACGCAATTATTAACTTGTATCTACAGCATAAGCCTACTTTTACTGGTCTTGGTATTCCTAATTCTGGAGTAGAAAAAAGTTTTTATGCTTCATTTTTAAATAAATGCCAAGATAGGAAGGTATATCCTCCTATAACAGAGTTAAAGAACGTATTTACTAACGCATCTACAAGTGTTAGTGCCAGAAATAAGAAATCTAGGATTATAGCTGCTTTACAACCTTTATTTGAACAAGGTAAGTATTACATAGGTGGCGACCATATAGAAGCAAGAGATGAACTTTTAACCATAGGTGGCTCAAAATATGATGACTTAGTTGATGCAATGGCTTATGCAGAGCAAATAATTCAGCCCTACGCAGCTTCAGCTATGGAAATACATCAAAGTGAGAACTTTGAGATGGCACCTATCATACAGGAGAATTACGGATTATAATGGCAAAGAAAACCCCAAAGGATTTAGTCAGCCTCGTTAAACAGAAGGTTGACGACTCAATAGCACTCACAAGTACCTGGGAACAGAAGAACGTTAAATGGTACAAAATGAGATATCGTATAAAAAAGAAGAAGAACTTTCCATTCGTAGGGTGTGCCAATATCCGTATGCCTACCATAGAGACTAAAATACGTAAACTAAAGGCTGCATTGGTAAATGTAATCTTTGGTATACGCCCTATAGTCCAATGTGTGCCTACTCCTAATGGGAATTGGGATACAGCCTATAAGATAGAGAAGTTCTTAGACCATCTTATAATGGATGTTATTGATATTAAGCCTAAAAGTATTATAGGTATAGACCGTTCATTGGAAAAAGGGTTCTATTTATTCAAACCTTACTGGAAGACAGACATTGTTAAAAGAACAGAAGAATACTCTATAGATGATTTATCTATGCAGGAAGCTATTCAGCTCTATTCTATGCAGACTACTCCACCTATGATAGCACAGGCATTAGTTAAGAAGTTTGATATAGATATGCAGAAGAAGGTAGCAGAGCATAATCGTAAAGAAGTAGAGAAGGCAGTAGAGCAGATTCTTAAAGGTAAGACAGAGATTAAGTTAAATGTATTAGATATCCTATATGACTTCCCTGACGTAGCGTTATGTGAGCCAGAGAAGACTTATCCATCAGCAGATGCAGGTTATAATCCACAGTCAGCAGAGTGCATAGTACACGAGTTTGAGTTGGACTATCATTCAGTTAAGATGCGTGGTGAGAACAATGGCTGGGATGTAGACGAGATACTGGATATGGATGAAATTGCTGATAAGTATAAAGGCAGTTCTTCTGGTGGTAGCACTATATCAGAAAAAGAGATTGATACAGAGAAAGACCTTAGAGAAGGAATTGATAGGTTGAACAAGTCCCATAAGATTAAGATATGGGAAGCATATGGTTGGTTTGACCTTAAAGGCAATGGCGATTTAACTAAATGCGTCATTACAGTAGCACCAGAGTTTGATAAACTATTAAGGAAGATATCACTTCCCTTCTATAGTGGGAAATACCCCTTCGTAAAACTATTCTATGAACTAACAGACGATAGGTGGTTCTCACATAGGGGGATACCAGAGTTAATAGAAGATATAGTTAAAGAAATAGATATGCAGCATTGTCAGAAGTTAGACCAGCAGACTATGAGAAACACACCAATGTTCACTCATAGGGCAGGTATGGTTAATAAGAACGCAATGCAGTTCATATTCGGTCAATCATTACCTGTACAGGGTATGCAACCGTTAGACGATATAATTAAGCCTCTAAACAATAACAACCCTAATGTAGAGTTCTCATACGAAAGAGAACAGATGTTATTGGAGACAAAGGTTGAGGAACTTATCGGTCAGGTTGATTTCTCTCTACAGAGTATGATTAACAAGCGTCAGCCTAGAACATTAGGTGAAGTTGAGATGCAAAACCAGAATATGCAACAGGTCTTTTCCTTAGATGCTAGTTTGTTTATATCTGGCTTTCAGGAACTATTTACTTGGATATGGGAACTATGGTGTCAGTATGGTTCTGATGAGTATGAGTTCGCTTACTTCGGTCAGGACGGATATGAGCCTATAAAGCTAACTAAAGAAGAGATACAGGGCAAGTATACGATTAAGGTTAGAGGTAACGACCAGAACACTAACCCACAGAATAGAATGCAGAAGGCACAGCAGGCTTATATGCTTACACAGAATCAAGCCTTACTTCAGAGTGGTGTTGTGAAGCCTCAACATATGGCAGCAATAGTAGATTACATCTTAAAGACACTAGATGTACCTGACCACGAGAAGATGCACGAAACACCAGAGTCTATGATGCAACAGATGCAACAACAACAGCAACAGCCACCACCTGATGATATCAAGGTCAAGAGTGAAGATTTAACCGACCAAGAGATGGCACAGGTATTAAAGAAGCGTGGGATAGAGGCAGACAAGCAAGGTAGAAGCATACAGAACGAAATGAAAGTCACAGACAAACAATCCGAGTTGCAATCTTCAAAGATGGATAATTTAAAGAAGGTCTTTGAGATGGCATCCGAGAGCCAAGCCCAGGAGGCTGCAAATGTCGAAAGACCTAAAAAAGCGTAAGAAACGTGTAAGAGTACCTGAAGAAGTTATATCAAAAAGTGTAAAGAAACGCTTAAAAGTGCAACGAGAAAGTGTTGCTGATAAGGTTGATGTTCCGATTGACGATTACGAACAGGATTTAATAAACAGAATGGAAGATTGTAGGACTATCGTTAATGACTTAGAACGTTCTCCAGTATGGAGAGTTGTGTTTAATGACATAAAGAGTTCTATGCAGTTGTTGGATGATAATTGGCAGAACATCTACGAAGAAAAGAAGTTGATGGAAGCACGAATACTAAAGATGGCTAATATGCACGTATTAAGTTTGAAGAACAAGTACGCAGAAGAACTTGCTTCCGTAGAGGCTGATTTTAGTAAGTTAAGAAATCAAGATAAAGAAATGACAAAGGACTACGATTCTGAATGAAGAAAAAGCAGAAGCCTAAGCGTAAATACACCCGTAAGGTTGACAGACGTATGCACGATTACGGAGATATAGACTTTGACAAGATGCGAATACGAGTTAATCCTAGATTAGGTGGATTAATGAATACTATAGTTCACGAGGAGTTACATAGAACTTATCCAGATAAGAACGAGAAGTGGATAAGTAAAAGAGCTAAGAAAGACGAATCTGAACTAACAGTTAAACAGGCTATGGGTCTATTAAAACAATACAAGGAAACTAAAAATGCCAAATGACCAAGACTTAAAACAGTTAACAGATTTAATATATGGTGAGGGAGCCTCTACAAGCCCTGAGATAATGGCTATGATAGGCTCTACAGTCCTTAATAGACTTGATTCTGGTCGCATAGAAGAGTTTGGTGGTAATATGCAAGAAGTTATCAATCACCAGAATGCTTATTATGCAGCACAGGACAACACAGACCTATATCAGCAAGGCGTTAGTGGTAACTTCCCAGATGAGACTTCACAGAAAGCATATAAGCAGGCTATGGCAGTAGCCTCTGGACTTATGAAGGGTTCTATTGATAGGCATAAGGCTATGTTCTACTTCAAGGAAAAAGAAGAGATGCGTATTAGAAATGCTGGTGATGATGGTAAGAAAGAGTTTAACTTTGATGTAGTTAATAGAGCAGATGATAGCGGTGATTATAGAACATACACCTATGAGCAGACAAAACGCAAGAAAGACAATTCACCTGCAAGAGAGAATGATGTAGATTTCGATACAGCCTTTGCTACTGCTAGAAAGCAAGGTTTAAAAGAGTTTGAGTGGGATAACAAGAAGTATAACACAAAAGTGAAGTAACCTCGCCTACGGGCGTAAAAAGAGAGGGCTAATATGCCAGAAGAAAATGAGGTTGTAAAGCCAGTTGAGGAGCCAACCGCCCCGACAGAAGAAGTAGTAACAGAAGAGGTCGTAACAGAGCCTGCACCCGACCCACAGGCAGAAGTTCAACCAGAACCAACTCCTGTACCTGACAGTAATCAGGATGTTGATGAGTTTGGTGTTCCCTGGAAGAACCGAGCAATGGAATATAGACGCAAGAGTGAGGACTTAGCAGAGAAACTCCCTTCTATGTTAGAAGAAGCTATCTCTAAGAAGGATGACAAACCTCAATACTCTCGTGAGCAGTTGGAAGTTTTTGAAAAAGAGTATGTAGATTCAAACCCAAACTATGCTAGTTGGGCAAAGACACAATTAAGGGAACTGGATAGAAAAGAACAGGCAGATGTCGTTAAAACAGAACTTGCTAGCTTTAAAACAAATCAAGATAATCAAATGAAGCGACAGCAGGCGAATGCTTATACAGTCAAACAATACCCTGACGCATTTCTTAAAGGCGTAAATGGGCAGTTTGTCGTAGATAAGAACGGTGAGCCTGTTCCTAATATGCAGAATCCTATAGGTCAGATGATGACAAATTACCTGGGAGACCCAGGATTACAGCAGAGACCTGATAGATTGTTTATCGCCTCTAAACTAGCGTATGCAGATTATATGTCTAATACTCAAGGACAGACTATGCAAAAACAACAACAGCTTAAAGAGCAAGTAGGAAGCCTTCAGAGGCAGACTATGACTGAGGGAAGTGGCAAGTCATCGCCACAGTCTATTCCAGCTCACAGAAAAGCGTTAGATAAATTAGCACAGAGTGGTAGTATAGATGATGCTAAGGCAGCATTGTCAGCACTACTTAAATCGAAACAGAAGGAGTAACACGAAATGGCTGGAACAACAGCATATACGTATCAAGATGAAGCTCTTAGAGAAGACTTACTCTCTATTATAACTAACCTGTCAACGACAGAGACTCAGTTAGTAAGTGGTCTTGGGACATCCTCAGCGAAATCAATTCGCCACGAATGGCTCATAGATACTCTTACGGCTGTAAAACATAACGCCCAGTTGGAAGGTGCTGCTGTAACTTACCACGCAACTACCGACCCAACAAGGCTAAATAACTATACCCAAATCCTGAAGCAGGGTTATCAGATTTCTGATACTGAAAGGTCAACAGACAATGCTGGCTTTGAAGATAGGTATCGTTATGAGCAGGTAAAAGCAATGAAGATGTGGAAGAATGACGCTGAGTATGCACTTATGCGTGGTTCTTTGGCTTCTGGTCAAACAGATGAAGCAAGGCAGACAAGAGGCGTTAAGGCTTCTCTTTCTCTGATTACTGCACAGTCTGGTATATCAATGACAGAAACTATGCTGAATGATTACTTCCAGTTGGTTTGGGATAATACTTCAACACAGGTTAATGCGGTATATTGTCCTATGTATATGAAACGCAAGATAAGTGCATTTACGGCTAATTCTACTCTGAATATGGAGAAGAGTGACCGCAGACTTATCAATGCTATTGATATATATGAGGCAGATGCAGCTTCTGTAGTTAAGCTATTTGCTCATAGATATGTAACTATAACTGGAACAGATACTAACTATGGTATAGTTGCTATCAACGAAGATATGTTTAAAGTTGCTTATCTACGCAAGCCATTCTTACAGGACATCGCAAGAGTTGGTGATGCTACTGGCGGTAATGTAGTTGGTGAACTCTGTTTAGAGAACCACCACTATAACGCTGGTGTATGGGCAGACCAGCATCTCTAAACTAGAAATATGTATCGGTGTAAGGGGTGGGCGAAAGCCTACCCCACCACCAGAGGAGTATAATGGCTATAGTAGAGACTAGCGACAAATGGACAGCAACTGAGGCTTTCATAAATGTGTGGTTAAAAGACCTTACTCTTTATTGTAACAACTGTGGACAAGACTTTACTTATTGTTGTGATACTCCACGACCAGTATTAAAGAAGCAGACAATAGTAGCAGATGAGGAAAAGGAAGAACAGATTATATTAAGATGTGAGAGTTGTCATAAAAGCATATACCAATGCTGTGAGAACCCTCAGATAGGTAGTAACAAAGACCACACATACGCCCTTATAAAGCAGAACAAAGAGATGAAGAAGAACCTATTAAATGAGTATGGTTCTAACAAGACTAAGACTATGCGTCAAGGGTTATCGTTACCACCTAAGTTACATCAAGACCTTAATAGCTATTTTCAGAAGATGTATCAAGAAAAACTCTTTAGTACACAAAAAGAAATGCGGGAGTTTATGAAAAGATTTCCTGCATTTAAAATTGCGGAGAAGATATGAAAATAGACAAACTGATAAATATTTTAATTGATAAATATTATCAAGACGGTTATATTGTTAAAGAAATTATTTTACCGAATGAATGGAAAAAGGAACTTGATTTAATAATAGGTGATACTAAAAAACCTACCCGTTTAATAACAGGTGCTTTGCCATTAAAAATATTTAAGTCGGAATCAAGGCATTTGCAAATAATTATAGAACCTACGGAGAAAATATGACAGACATAACCTTGCATATGATATGCAAAGATGAAGTACAGAAAGTTAACACTATTGTTAATCTATACGCTTTGTACTTTAAAGAGATACATTTAGCGGTAGATGAAAAATTTGAAGAGTTTAAAAAGTTGGAAAGTGATAAAGTCAGAGTTTTTCAATATGAGCAATCACAGGAAGAAAAAGACTTTGGTGGTATATTCTTTGATAGAAAAAGAAACTTTTTAGTTAGTAAATGTCTAACAGAATATTACTTTAGAATGGATACAGATGACACTATAGCTAACCCAGAGAACATAGACGCTCTGGTAAAGAGGGCTTTAAAAGAGAACATATCTGTCGTATCTACTTACTATGATTATGCTAAGGACGAGTGGGGAAGTACCAACGCAGCCCATTATAGGGAAACGATTATACAAAACGTACCTTTCCTATATTGGAATAAGCATATACACGAGAACGTACTACCTAAGCGTAACTTTAATTTTGCAATAGTTCAAGATGACACTCTACATATTATACACAATGTTGAAAAAGACCACGCACTAAAGAGTGTACAGAGAAACGCTAAATACCTTATAGCTGAATACAAACGTGACGGTGAGAAGACAGACTTACGCACCATAGCCTACTTAGGTAGGTCATTTATGGGTGTAGGAGATTTTAAGAAAGCTATATTCTTTCTTGAACAACACATCAAAGGTTCAGGGTGGAAAGAAGATAGATATTTAAGTTGGTGTCAGATGTCCCATATGTACCGTGCTATGGGCGAGTACAGTCAGAGTTTAGCGTGTGCGTTTGAGGCATTACAGGAAGTACCTGATTACCCTGACGCATATTTTGAGATACACGATACATACTTTCAGCAAGAGAAGTGGGAGAAATCTATTGAGTGGGGAACTATGGGCTTTAGTAAGCCAAAGCCTAAGACTAACATCTTAATAGACCCATCTAATTACACTTGGCGTCCTACGATGTCTATGGCTTGTTGTTACTATATGATAGGGGAGTTTGACAAAGCTTGGCAGTTATTTCAAAAAGTTAAGGAGTATGTACCTAACCTACCTTATGTGAAAACAGAGGAAAAGAACTACGAAACTGCTTATTACCACAATAAGTATGTTAATCACTTTAGTTGGTTATTATCTTATACTCGTGACAAGAACCCTGATGGTGTCGTGGAGCTGGTTAAGAGTGTCCCGAGAGACCTATACCAGCACGATGCCATAGCTAAGGCACGCAATTCATTCTTGCCTGTAAAGACTTGGGATAATAATTCAATAGAGATATTCTGTGGCACTACTTGGGAACAATGGTCTCCTAAGTCTGTAGACACAGGCATAGGTGGCTCTGAAGAGGCTGTAATACAGTTATCTAAGCAACTTACTAAGTTAGGCTTTAATATTACCGTATACTGTGACTGTGGTGACGATGAGGGCGAGTATGAGGGCGTACAGTACAAGAACATCGTATTGTTTAACCCAAAAGACGCACACAATATACTGATAGCTTGGCGTTCTAATATATTCATCTATGGCATAGAGGCTCGTAAGAAGATACTCTGGATACACGACTTACCTCTTAATATACCATTTGACGACAAGTCAATTAATACATTTGATAAGATAGTTGTTCTTTCTCAATACCATAAGAGTTTGTTACCTGATAATATACCAGATGAAAAGATATATGTTTCTACTAATGGAATAAACCCTGATGACTTTGTAGGAGTTGAATCTGTGCGTAATCCTCACAGGTTGATATATGCTTCAAGTTACAACCGTGGATTAGAGACTATACTTGATATGTGGGAAGATATCAGAAAGGCAGTACCTGATGCCGAGTTACATATCTACTATGGTTGGAACGCTTATGACAGGGCTGTTGCTTCTGGTGACGTGCAGGACAAGGGCTGGAAGGCACAAGTATGTTCCAAAATGGAACAACCTGGAGTTACTGAACACGGTAGAGTAGGACACAAAGAGTTAGTTCAGGAGTACGCCAAAGCTGGCATATGGGCTTACCCGTGTGAGTATGCAGGTGAGATAAACTGTATTGCTTTGACCAAAGCTATCGCAGCAGGGTGTATTCCCGTTACCAATGATGCTTATGTAATGAAAGAACGCAATCCCATATGTGTAACAGATGACAAGTTTAAAGAAACACTAATAAAAGCGTTATCAGGACAGGTTACATTTGTAACCCCTACAGATTACATTAAAGATAACTCTTGGGAAACAGTAGCTAAAGAGTGGACTAAAGATATACTCTTTGAAGATGTGCCTACTAACTTAGGGGCTATAATTGGTTAAAGTATGCTTTATGTACGACAGCTGGGGTCACGATAAAACACTAGATGTATATCGAAAAATGACTCCAGGTCGTAGTGGCAAGTGGAAAGATATGGAAGCAGTTGTTGATGCTAATGACGCTGACTATCATATCATTATAGATTATACCACTAAGCATCAGTTTGACCCCAAGAAGGCTATTTACATATCAGCACATCCAGTAGGCTACCCAGGTCACCATGACCCAGTAGATTGTTTAGCTAGAATAGATTACCGCACAGACTCAGGTTTCTTAGAGTGGTGGTTGAAGTACGACTATGACGAGCTATCGCAATTTGCGATACCTAATAAGACTCGTGACATAGCCTGTATTATGACAAGTACAAGTTGTGTTGATTACCAGATAGACAGGCTAACTTATATGGAAGGTGTAGTTGGGGTTGATATGTATGGTAGGCAGACTAACCCATTAATAGATGGCGAAGGTCATTGGGGTGGTAAAGAGATAATAGCTGACTACAAATATACATTAGAGTTTGATGCCTATTGTAAGAATTATTTTTCAGAGAGAGTAGCAGATTCAATCTTAATGTATTGTATGCCGTTCTACAAAGGTGGCACTAATGTTGAGGCGTATCTACCCAAAGAATCATTTGCCTATATAGAGCCTACTACACCACAAGAGTTAGTAAATAGAATACTCAATACAAAGATAGATTATAAAGCCATAGAGGAAGCAAGATACTTGATACTTAATAAGCTTCAGTTATGGGCTAAGGTTTACGACAAAATACAGACATTATGTTAAGCGTAATCATACCATATACAAAGGGTGGCGAGTTAAGGGAAAACAACTTAGCTACTCTGCTCAAGAACATTAAGACGCAGACTTATAAGGACTACGAGCTTATAATAGTTGAGCAGGTATTTAATACTTCTAGTAAAGATTTTAATTGCAAACACATACGTATTAGTTACGATAAAGATAATAGATTTAATAAGAGTTGGGCTATCAATGTAGGTGTTAGAAACTCTAAATATGATAATCTACTTGTAGTAGACGCAGATATGCTCTTTGGCAATGATTACTTCCAGAAGATTTCAGCTTTCTCAAAGAAACATAATAAGTTCTTTATGGGTTACTCTAAGTTGCATTGTAACATAGGTAAGGACAACCCCGAAGAGAGAATCCACGACCAGACTTACTTAAAGGCTGCTGGTGGTGTATGGTATGTTAACAAAGATTTTTTCTGGTCTATAGGTGGTATGAATGAGACTTACTTTGGTTATGGTGCAGAAGATAATGATTTATGGCAGAGAGCCAATAATAGATTGCATTGTATATTTGGATTAGATTATGAAGTTACACATATGTATCACGATTGGCATCCAGAGAATAGCCACTTCCCATTGAATAAGGAACGAGTAGAGAAGTTTAATATAGCTATGTCAGATTTAGATGGAACAATAGAGAAACTAAAGAAGCTAAAACTCGGTGGTGATAAGCCCCAGAAAGCCTATTAATGAAAGCATTAATTACTGGAGTGAACGGGCAAGATGGTAGTTACTTAGCAGAGTTACTACTTGGTAAAGGCTATGAAGTTCACGGAGTTGTCCGTAGGTCTTCTACTATAAACACAGAACGTATAGACCACATATTCCCACCAGAGGCTAGTGGTAAGTTGCACTATGGCGATTTAGAAGAAGGTTTAAGTAGTCTTATATATGATATAAAGCCAGATGAGGTCTATAACTTAGCAGCTATGAGCCAGGTTAGGACTTCATTTGAAATACCTATTTATACAGGCTTAGTTAATGCAGTAGGTGTTACAAGACTTTTAGAAGCAGTTAAGAAGATAGGATGTAAGTTTTATCAAGCCTCTAGTTCTGAGATGTATGGCACTACAAAACCACCACAGAACGAGGAAACAAAGTTTAACCCAGTTAGCCCTTACGGTTGTGCAAAGTTATACGCTTATCATATGGTAAGAACTTACAGACAGGGTTATGGTATGTTCGCTTGTAACGGTATTTTGTTTAACCACGAGTCACCACGCAGAGGACATAACTTTGTTACTAAGAAGATAGTGAACGCAGCAGTTAAGATTAGACTAGGCTTACAGGACAAACTACATCTTGGTAATTTAAAAGCCCTAAGAGATTGGGGTCACGCAAAAGACTATGTTCGGGCTATGTGGCTAATTATGCAGGCTAAAACAGCCAATGATTGGGTAGTTTCCACGGGTGAATATCACACAGTAGAAGAGTTCCTTGAAAAAGTATTCAATTATTTACATATAGATGTTAGTCAGCACGTTGTATATGATACAAGACTATTAAGACCTAATGAAGTACCTGCCCTATTAGGCGACTCAAGTAAGATAAGAAAAGAGCTTGGGTGGAAACCAGAGTATAACTTTAATTCCCTCGTAAAGGAAATGATAGAGGAGGAACTGAAACGTGAAAAAGATAAGCTCCAACGGAAAGGTGTATGCACTATATGACCACATTGGCAAGCCTAATCAAGAAACAGTCTGGTACACACAAGACGATGACTACTTGCAGGTTGCCAAAATGGGTTACAATATGGATAAAGAATTTGAACCCCATATCCACATTCCTAGACCGAGAGAAATACCAAAAACCCAAGAGGCAATGGTAGTAGTAAGCGGTTGCTTAGAGGCTACAATATATGATTATGATAAAAGAAATCTTGGTAATTTTCTTATGTACGGTGGTAGCATTGGTATCTTTCTTCACGGTTTTCACGGTTACAGGGTTATGTCTGATGACACTATCTTTTATGAAATCAAGCACGGACAATTTGTAAGTGTAAAAGAGGATAAAGCATACTTATGATAGAGCAGATAGAACCTATCTTTGGAGAAGAAGAAGCATTAGCTATTTACGAACTTATAAAGAGTGGTTCTTGGCTTACGCAGTTTGAGAAGACCAAGCAATTCGAACAAGAGATATGTGATTTTACTGGAGCAAAGCATTGTATAGCAGTACCTAATGGTACTATAGGATTGATTATAGCCCTAATGGCAGCAGGAGTAGGCAGGGGCGACAAGGTAGCTTGCCCAGCTATGACTATGATAGCTCCAGCGTATGCTATTAGCTTCCTAGGTGCAGAACCTGTATTTATAGATGTTGATGCAACAGGTTGTATGAATATACTCAAGATTAAAGATGTGGATGCTGTTTTGTTTGTGTCTGCTAATGGTAGGGCAGGTAATATAAAAGATGCTAAAGACTATTGTGCTTACCGTGAGATACCTCTCATAGAGGATGCCTGTCAGTCGCTTGGTAGTGATAGTCTTGGCACTATAGGTGATATAGGTGTGTATAGTTTATCACCTCATAAGATTATATCCACAGGTCAGGGAGGGCTGATAGTAACCAATTGTGATTATATTGGGAAATCAGTTAGAAGGTTAAGAGACTTCGGCAGAGACAAGGGTGGTGAAGATAACCATCACTTCTTTGGTATCAATGCTAAGTTTACTGACCTACAAGCAGTTATAGGCTTAGAGCAGTTAAAACACCTTAAAGATAGGATTGATGTTAAAAAACACATTTATGGGAACTATAAAGCGAATCTTGGTAATAAAATGCTTGAGCATCACGGCACTCCTTGGATGGTTGATATATACGTTGACAATCGTAATGAGTTGCATAAGTACCTATTGGGGTGTGGAATAAAGACACGCAAGATGTATCCAGTAATACCGTATCAAAGATTTTATAGAGACTATGAGAGTTTCCCAGTAGCAGCTAAGATGGCAGATAGAGGGTTATGGTTGCCATCATCATTAAACCTTTCAAATGAGGAGCTAGAAGAGATATGCTTGAAAGTGAACGAGTACCTTGGGAACGCAATATAAGGCACGGAGAAGATGTTAATCCAGAGAACGCAGAGAGCTTGTTGTTCTTGCTTATTGGCTTACTTGAAGAGTACGAGATTAAATATTGGTTCAACTGGGGATTACTTCTAGGGGCTATCAGAGAAAAAGACTTCATTGTATACGACACCGATATGGACATTACAGTTCATTGGGAAGATAGAGATAAGGTATTAAGTTTAATAGAACCATTTATGTTAGATGCTAATTGCTATGTACCTACAGTAGAAGAGTGCCACCCAGAGGACAGATGGTACATCAGGGACAAAGAGAAGATAGAACTTAACTTCGTGGTTAGAGTAGGTAACAAATATATATACTCTCCTAATAGGTGTAAGTTA